TTAAAGGAGTGTACGAACAGGCGGCAAAACTTGGATTGTACATAAATGAAAAGAAAACCCATATATGTAGATTATCAGATCGATTTACTTATCTGCAAATGCGGTATTCATTGACCGAAACAGGGAAGGTTATAAAGCGTGTAAGGTCCGAAACGATAACACGCGAACGGCGCAAGCTAAAGAAATATAAGAAATTATTGAGAAATGGAAATGCATCTTACGAAAATATAAAGCAATCATATAAAGCGTGGATGGGTAAGTATGCAAAGGTGATGTCGAAACGACAGGCCCAAAATATAAAAGCATTATACAAAGAATTATTCGAGGAGGCCGTGAGATGGAAGAAAGAATAATAACCATGACACTTGCTGATGGAAGCGTAATTTCTGATTTAACCATGAATGGCTCGAATTATGTGTCTTCAAGTAAGCTGACCGAGGCTGATTTCGCTGGAAAGCTCAGAACGGTAACTGTTGATGATGGTGAGACTCAGAAAGTGATGGAACACTGCGAATTAGTGCAGATCACGAAGATGGGTAAGGAATACTGGTTTGTAATAAGAGAGCTTTCGCCTTCAGAGGTCGCTATGAAACAGGTACGAGCTGACATAGAATATGTGGCAGCAATGGCAGATATAGTTTTATAAGGAGGGACTGATATGCACAGCAAAAAATTCCAGTTCGTTAAAGACAATTATGATGAAGGATTCTACGACAAGAGGAAAGTACATGATTTGGTCGGCAAACTTATAACTCCCGAAGAATATGAAGAGATTACCGGCGAGCCGTATGAGTCTTGAAGAACTATGTATTAAGCAAGAGGAACAGATTCAACAGCAAAGCGCAATCATTCAGGACTTGCTAAATCAGCTTTATCAATTTCGAGAGTTATTTGAGACAGAAGCAAAAATGGCCGAGTATGACAATAAATAACCCGTGCCATTGAAAATGCAACTTATATAAAAGGAGGACGAGATCATGACATTATCAGAGTTTTTGGGCGCACTTGCTACAAACAATATCCAGGTAACACTTAAGGACACGTCAGGCGAACTTATTACCTTTACATCCGGCGGGTATGCAGCCGTGGAGTCGGATATCTTGGCAAGAGAAGTATCAGGATGGGCACTTGATAAGAATAATAAGATATCTGTTACGCTGGCAAATGCTTAACAGGCACACGGAATCGCGGGTGTGAGCGAGAACTTGCACCCGCGGCATAAGGTGAGAAATGAGAACTGAAAAAAACGAATTTGAGGTCTATGATCCGATAACTGAATATTTCAATCCAATGAACTTGACGCCGGCCGAAAAGAAACAGCGCATAGCAACGGCAAAGAAGTTCAAGATAAGGATGCATGATTGGTTTTTGAGTGTATATAACGACATAAAAACCGGAAGATACCTTCATGAGAAGTTGGATGGAGATTACATAGATGATTTGATTGCGGCCTACATTGCCATGATGGAATCAGTAGATAAAACCTCAATGTATGATACAGAGGTCAATGCCAAAGCAATGCGGTTTGCGGAACAGGTCAACCAGACGAACCGCAACATAATAAATGAGCCGGATAATGTAGAATTTACCAACGCTGTAATGCTTGGAACGGGAATAAGAGAAGAGCTTATACCATCCTACGTAAAGCATGAGCTGAGTGGCGGCGGTGATGAATGGGAGAATTATAGAGAAATCTTGATAGCAACAAACGAAACGAATTGGATATACAATTATCTTATTCATAAAAAGAAAGTGGAAAGCGGTCAGCTTACACATACATGGGAGAGCATGAGAGATGAAAAGGTAAGAGGATCACATGCAATAGCAGACGGACAGACAGTACCCATAAATGAACCGTTTACAGTAGGAGGATATAAATTATTGTATCCCGGGGATGATTCCTTGGGTGCGCCGCCGAGTGAAACAATAGGTTGTAGATGCCTTGAAGTTTGACAACTGAATATATAGAGCCGACCAGAGCCGAGATACAGCACTTTTAGGAGTGCTTGTCTCGGCTTTTATTTTGGGATATTTCAGCATAACGCTGTTTATCAATATAGCTCAGAGAAGAGGATAAAACGCAAGCTCACAGAGACGTGAGGATAAAAAAACGCAATCAATCTTATACCGTGCAGAGACGCACGTTAAAAAACGCAGGAGGTCAACTATGAAGAACAAAGAAGTATCAACAATGTTTCCTTTAAACTTGCAGTATTTCGCAGACGGAGGAGAAGGCGAAACCAAGACAGGGCAGGATCCTGAACCTAAAAAGGAACAGCCCGAACAGCCTAAGCCCGAAGATGCAGACAAACAGCATCCCGATGTAATGACACCGGAAGTTATGGCTGCCCAGCTTGCACAGTTAAAAGCGGAAAATATGCGGCTTAAGAATGATAACGACAAGCTCTGTTCATCCGAAGGTCAGCTCCGCAAACAGCTTAGGGCAAAGCAGACAGCAGAGGAACAGGCAGCAGAGGCAGAAGCAGAGGCTAAACGTCAGCAGGAAGAGCATACCAAAGCGGTCGAGAAGGAACTTGCCATTATGAAAGCCACGAACCGGTATCTCGAATTAGGACTTTCAAAGGATGAGGCAGGAAAGGTCGCAGCGGATGAGGTCAATGGTGACATGGAAGCATGGCAGGCGGGCATTAACAGTTACCTTGCCAATGCCAAGAAAGACGCTTATGCACAGGCGAGAGCTGATCTGCTTAAGGAAATGCCTACACCGCAGTCAGGAAACATCGTGGAGGTTGACTATACACAGAAGTTTAATGACGCAATGAATAACGGCGACACCCAGAACGCCGTGCTTGCTCTTTTGGAGCAGTCAAAGGCGAACGGTGCGTCCGCATAAAAATAAGAGGAGGAAAAAATCATGGCAGTAGCAACATCTTTTGCAACACCTAACTTTAGCGGCCTTTTGTTTGCCAAAGGCAAAAAGGCTACACCGTTCTCTACGATGATTGGCGCAAGACCTCTTGTTACCAATCATGTAGAGTTCACTTGCGGTCAGTATTACAGCACACAGCAGGGTGAGCAGCCTGCTATCTCTGAGACCGCATCACTTACGGCTCCTACACCGGAAGTAACAACCAGGTCACAGCTCACCAACGTTACCCAGATTTTCCAGAAGTCTGTATCCATTTCCTATGGAAAGCAGTCAAACATGGGAACGTTACAGGGTATCAACGTAGCCGGACAGCAGGCTAATCCGCAGGACGAGCTTGCATTCCAGATCGCAAGGCGCATGGACAAGATCGCAGCAGACATTGAGTACACGTTCCTTAACGGCGTATTCAACAAGGCTACGACCGATGCAGAGGTAAACAAGACCCGTGGACTTCTTACGGCGATCAGCACAAATGCAATCCCTATGGCAAGCAAGCCCCTCACCTACTGGAAGGTAGCTGAAGGTCTTAAGGCCATCCACGATCAGGGTGCAAGAACTGACAACATCGTTCTCGGTGTTGATGCAACTACACTGCTTCAGCTCAACTACGATGCAAGCATGAACAAGCTCACAGTCGTTCCTGGTGGACGTGACGTGAACGGTATCAACATCATGACCGTAGTAACGGCTCTTGGTGAGGTTGGCGTAGCATTACTCGATAGCCTTCCTGCCGGAACAGCAGTGCTCTTCGATCCTGATATCATGTCACCCGTATATCAGCCTGTACCTGGAAAGGGCAACTTCTTCTTAGAACAGCTTTCTAAGGTAGGCGCAGGTGAGACCTATCAGATATTCGGTCAGATCGGTCTCGATCATGGTCCTGAGTGGATGTCAGCGAAGTTTACCGGAATTTCGACTGATCTTCCGAGTGCACTGGGAAACTGACGCAGGGTAACTCTGGTGGAAGCTCGACCACAACAACGTATACAGAAGACGATCTGAGTGCAATGACCAAGGCTCAGATACTTGCTCTGGCAACGAGCTTGGGTTACTCAATGACCACCACAGATAGCAACACCAAGGATGAGATTATAGCTGATTTCTTAGTTCAGCAGGGATAAGCAGAAAGGAGCGCAGGCATGGATATAGACGTGGCGAGAAGAATCATAGGCAATGATGATCTGTC